AAGATAAAGATACTGGTAAACCTATTAATGAACCAATTGATGAATATAATCATCTTATGGACGCATTACGTTACGCTACTGAAAAATGTAATGGAAGAACATTTAGTTTCTAAGGAGGTAGAATTATGTTCAAGTTACCCGATTTTATGAGGATTGATCCAACAGATTTAAACGCTGAAAGTATTCGTCGTTTAAGCACTTTCGGAAAACCTCAAGAAGATTTTATTATGGGTGCAGTACAGCAATTTCAAAATTCTAATATTTTTAAAGAACGTGAAGTTGCTAGAAGGTATTTTGAGAATGAAACAGATATTGATAAAAAGGAAAGGTATTATTTTAATCGTCATAAACAAAAAGTTCTTGATGATACTGTAACTAATACTAAATTAAGACACGCTTTTTATCGTAAACTTGTAAATCAAAAGGTAAATTATCTGTTAAGTAAACCATTTACTATCAAATGCAGAAATAAAGAATTTGAACAATTATTAAAAACATATTTTGATAAAAAATTCTTACGTCAGTTACAAAATACGGTTAGAAAGACCGTTGTTACTGGGATAAGTTGGTTACAGGTTTATTATGATGTAAATGGCTCTTTAATGTTTAAACGCATTCCAGATGATGAAGTTATTCCATTTTGGGCAGATGCTGATCATACTGTTTTAGATGCAGTTATCCGTTATTATATTATTTCAGAGTATAAACCAAATGGCGATGAAATCCAGCATCAAAAAGTAGAATACTATACTCCTGAAGGAGTGTGGTATTACGAAGTTAAAGAAACTGGTTTAGTAGTTGATCCGGATAAAACGCAACCAACTGATGGTCATTTTAAAGTTAAGCAGAAAAAATTAAATAATGATGGTCTTGTTTTAACAGATGATAAAGGTGATCCCATTTATGTTACTGAACCTCAAAGCTGGGGACGTGTACCATTTATTCCTATTAAATATAATAGTGAAGAATTGCCTTTATTACGATATGTCAAAACTCTAATCGATGATTATGATTTTATTACAAGCGATATTAGTGATCAAATTCATGATGTTCCTAATAGTATTCGTATTGTAAAGGGTTATGATGGTACTGATAAAGACGAATTTATTTTAAACCTTAAACAAACGAAAATGGCATATGTAACAGAAGATGGTGACGTTACTAACCTAGATATCCCATTTAAATTGGAAGGTGCAGAATTGCACTTAAATCGTCTGCGTAAAGATATTTATGAAGATGGTTCTGGCGTAGATACTCAACAAGATGAAATGCGCGATATTAGTGGCGAGGCGTTGAAGTTTAAATATATTGATTTGTCTTTGGATTGTAATGATATTGGTGTACAAGTTACGGAAGCTTTGGAAATATTAGCTTGGTTTATTAAAGAGCATGAAAAAACTTTCAATACTAAAGATTATGATCAAGAAAATTTCGATATTATCTTTAACACTGATATGATTACCAACGAAGCTCAAACAATTCTTAATTGCAAAAACAGTGAAGGTATTATTAGTAAATCTACTATTGTTTCTAATCATCCTTGGGTTTTGGATTCTGAAGAAGAACTCAAACTTATGGAACAAGATGAAGAAGCAGAACAGCAAAAAGAAATTGAATTACAAACTAAATTAGCACAAGCCACTTATACCGGAGGAGAGGGCAATGAATGATTTTGAGTATTGGCAAGAGCGTTCTGAACAAAATATAATTTTAACAGAACAGCTTGCTAACAGTTACAATGAGCAATTAGCTCGTGAATACAATAAAGTTATAAAATCCTTACAGCAACAGCTTTATGAGTTTTATGCTCTATATGCTAGCGAAAATGGATTGACTTTACAAGAGGCTCAAAAGAAACTAAGTTCAAAGGAATTAAAAGAATTAAGGGCTACTATTGATGAATATATTGAAGAAGCTAAAAAGTTTGACAGTAAGAATGCTAATAAATATTTAAAAAATTTAGAAGAATTGCAAGCAAAAGCAAAGGTATCCAGATTAGAATTATTAATGGCAGAATACCGTCATGCAATTGAAATGTTATTATTGCAACAGGAGGTCGACCAGCCGAATATTTATTTAGAAGGCTATGAATCTTCCTTCTACCATACTTTATATGACATACAAACTTACTCCGGAATAGGGGCAACCTTCACTCGTCCTACAAGAGATATGGTAGTGGCTGCTCTTGCCCAAAAGTATTTAGGACAAAATTTTAGTGACCGTTTATGGCAAAATAAAGAAATGCTTATTTACACATTAAAAAAAGAAATAAAGCAAGCCTTTGCCGCTGGTACACCTGCAAAGAATGTAGCAGAAACAGTTGCTAAAAAAATGAATACCCGATTGGGAGTTGCACAAACTCTTGTTCGTACAGAAATGGCGAATGTTGCAAATCAGGGAAATTTGCTTGCATATAAAGAAGCTGGCGTTAAAGAATATAAATTATTAGCAACATTGGATTTTAAAACATCAGAAATTTGTAGAGAATTAGATGGAAATGTATATTTAGTATCTCAAGCAGAAAGAGGAGTAAATTATCCACCATTTCATCCTAATTGTCGCACAACTACTGTTCCAGTTGTTGACGGAGAATCCTATCATACTAGAATTGCTAAAAAAGATGGTTCTTATGAAGTAGTTAAGGATATTACCTATAAACAGTGGTATAAAAAATATGTAAAAGATTAAGAACTATTATAGTGACAATTAAGAATTATCCTGTTATACTTTACTCATAAGGTTTTCCTTATGAGTATTTTTTATGAAAAGGAGAGAAAGTAATGACAAAAGAACAATTGATTGCTCTCGGCTTGACAGAAGAACAAGCTAATAAAGCAATCGAATTACATACCACTGCATTACAGGGGTATGTGGCTAAAGGCACTTATGACGTGCTAAAGGCAGAGGCTGATAATCTAAAAGCTACTAACGATTCTATGAAAGCCGAAGTTGACAAACTTAAAAAGTTCGAAGGCACTAATGCTGAATTAGCTGCTAAAATCGAAAAACTTCAAGGTGATGTGACTACAAAAGAAGAAACTTATAAATCTGAATTGGAGAAACTTCGCAAAATCAATGCTGTGGAACTGGCATTGTTGCAAGGTGAAAATAAACCTTATGATTTAGATTTAGTTAAGGGTCTTGTAGATTTAAGTTTGATTAAACTTGATGGCGATAAAGTTGTTAGCGGTTTAAAAGAACAAATCGATACTCTGCGTACCGATAAAGCATTCTTATTTAATCCTGGGGAACAAAAAAGAGAACCTTTTGGAAATCCTCCGAATGATGGTTTTAAACCTCCCAAAACAGATAATGTAGCTGATTTCGGTAAATCTTTAGCAAAGACTAAGCTCACTATGATGGGCATAAATCCTGAAGGAGGTAATTAAAAATGATGAAATTCACCACTAAAGAATATGATTCTGCTAAACATATTCTTGCGATTCCTGATCATTATGTTGCTATCGCACGCACTGCTGCAAAAGCTACTGCTGTTGGCGGTATGGTAGTATCTAAAAATGGTCGATTTATTATCGAAGCTGGTACTGTCTATCCTGCAAATGATGAAACTGCAATCGGTCTTGTAATGCAAGATTACGATGTAACCGATAGTGATGCTTCTATGGCAATCATTATTCATGGTTTCGTTCGTGCAGATCGTTTGCCCGTAGCTCTGTCTGAAACAGCAAAACCTGTTTTGCCACAAATTACAGTAATCGCTGCAATTAAAGATAGCGAGAAAGGAGATTAATCATGGCATCTTATAGCATTTTTGATATTTTTGATTCTAAAGCAATTGCAGCCTATTGGACTGACGTCAATACTGCAATGAAAGATCCGATGATCGGTTCTACATTCTTTCCGGATACTCGTACTGCAAGTTTAGAGTTATCTTGGATTAAAGGTCGTAACAATCTTCCGATTGCTTTGCAACCTTCTGCTTTTGATACTAAAGCAAGTTTGAGAGATCGTATCGGTGTAACCGAGATCTCAACCGAAATGCCGTTCTTCCGTGAAGCGATGCGTATCGGAGAAAAAGAACGTCAGGATATTCAAAACTTGTTAGCTAAGGGTATTCCTTTTGCACAACCTACCATTGCTAGAGTATATGACGACATCGCTAATCTTGTTGATGGTGCTCGTGTTCAGGCAGAACGTATGCGTATGAGTTTGTTAGTAAATGGTAAAATTTCGGTAACTGCCACTAAAGGTACTGGTCGTGACATTACTTATCAGTATAACTACGATCCTAATAGAGATTGGGCAAGCGATCACTCTGTTATTTTGGCAGGTAATGGTACTTGGACTGTAGCTAATAAAGCAACTTCTGATCCTATCGGGGATTTGTTAGAGGCTAAAGAAGCTATGGCTGATCAGTATGGCGTTACTTTAACTCGTGCTTTGATGACTACCAAAACACTTCGTAATATGTTAGCTTCCGAATCTATTAAGAAAGCTATGAATCCTTTGGGTGCCACTAGCATGATCTTGTTGGATACTGAAGCAAAACGGTATTTAGAACAACAGACTGGATTAACTATTATCACTTATGATAAAATGTTCAAAGACGAAGAAGGCGTAGATCAGAAATTCTATCCTGATAATTATGTAACCTTACTTCCCAGCTATGCTGTCGGAAATACTTGGTTTGGTACTACTCCGGAAGAATATGATCTTATGAGTGGTAATACTAATGCTTCTGTTTCTGTTGTTGGTAGTGGTATTGCAATTACTACTATTAAAGAACCGCATCCTGTAAACGTGTTTACAGTTGTTGATGCGATCGCGCTTCCTTCTTTTGAACGCATGGATGATATCTATGTAATGAAAGTTGCATAATTTTTAGGAGGTCAGTATGGCTAAGGTTAAAGTTCAATTTCCTATCACAGTGAAATATCAGCGTGTAATATATCCTCCATACACCAATATCCTTGCGGATACTGAAGATCTTCCGGACATGAAAAAAGCTGGAGCAGTTATTTTTGAAGAAGAATCTGTTGAAGAAAAGATTTCTGAAGAAGTAGTTGCTCCAAAAACAAGTAAATCTAAATCCCAACGAAAGAATAAATCTGGACGTTTGGTAGAATGATTACTGTTGATAAAGGTTTAATTGCGGACATCGTAAAGACTCAGCTCGGAGTGGATACACCCTCCGAGCCTTTACTGAATTTAACTATTGACGAAGTAGAGCAAGAAATTAAAAACTTCTGCAATATAAAAGAAGTTCCCCGAGAACTCACCTATACTTTCGCTAATATAGTAGTGGATTTATTTAGGTATCGTCAAGAGTTTATAAATGCCACTAAAAAACCTGTTGAGGGTGAAGAAGATGATGACGATATTACTATAAATGAGGGTAATATGAACTCAATTCGTGTTGGTGATACCACAATTACTTTCGGTTCCGGAAGTGATACTATGGTTTATAATAAGAATATGAGGAGTCATCAGGCAAATTTAGACGATGTCATATTAAACTATAAAGCTCAACTTAAAAAGTTTCGGAGGATGGTGTGGTAAATGGCGATTAGAATTGGTGGAACAAGGAAAATATTTAAAAAATATATGTATAAAGATAGGTTCGAAGTTTATCGTTTAACTCAAAAAGAGAATGATGATTTCACTGTGAATAATCAAGTATTAGAACCTTTATATACAAATGAACCTTGCAAAGTCAGTTTAAATTATCAAGATTTACCTGAGGAAGATTCTTTGTTAGTTAATCCAACAAATCAACATATTGGTATTTTTTGTGATCCAAAACTCGATATTCGTAAAGGCGATAAAATTATAGCTTATATTATGGACGATCGAGGTAATGTATTAGATACCTTTATTGATTTTGCTGGTAGACCTGAAAAACATACTTCCCATCAACAATTTGCTCTTGTGAATAGAGGATATGCTTAATGTCTAGAGTTAATTTTGATTTTAAAAACTTTGATAGGTTTACAAAAAACTTTGAAAAAATTCAAAAAGAATTTGATCCATTTTGTCGAAGATTTCTGTTAGATCAGGCAATGATTGCTCTAGCGGATACTAAGGCAATGACACCAGTTAAAACAGGTGATTTAAGAAATAGGTGGGAGTTATCTCAAGTTTTTAAAACCACCAAAGGATATTATATTCAAATATTTAATACTTTAGAATATGCCTCTTATGTAGAAGATGGGCATAGACAACAAGTAGGTAGATTCGTTCCTGGGATTTTCGTTGGTGGGAAGTTTGTTTATCAAAAAGGTGCTAAATCCGGAATGGTTTTAAAAAAGCCGTGGGTAAACGGATTTCATATGTGTCGAATAGCTGTTGATCGTGTTCAAGATAATATGCAACAGAAATTTGATCAAGCTTTTAAAAGTTTTTGCGGAAGGAATCAATTATGATTATACCAATAAAGGGAGATTTTATTATTAGCGCCATGGCAACAAAAATGGCACAGTGTCTGAGAAATGATACAGTTGATCCTCCTGTTATTCCTACGATGTATAAAAATAAAATTATGGAAGGGGCTAAAGAACCTTTCTTTTTACTTTCTATTATTGATATGACTCAAGAAAACGGAATGACAACTTCTGCATGGAGAGTATATCGTATGAAAGTTGAATACCATTTAGAGGAAACAGATTACGATCGACATTCAGAGTATAGAGATATGGGTGAAAGACTTCTTGGTATTTTAAGAACGATTGATCTTCCAGATAAATATGAGGGTGATAAAATTATCACTCGATTAGTGAAAGCTAATAAAATGAGTTTTCAAATTGTTGAAAATGTTTTACAGTTTTTTGTTAATTACAAGATCAAAGTAAAATTAATTTTACCTGATCCAGTTAAAATGCAAGAACTGGAAATCAATCGATTGGAGGTCGATGAATAATGGCAGGCGGAGTCTTTGAAGCTATGAATAAAGTTCGTCCTGGAGCTTATATTGTCTTTCAGAGTGCTTCTCAACCCTTGAATATGGTTGGTGATCGTGGTATCGCCACTTTACCTATTCAAATGAATTGGGGTGCTAATGATACTCTGATTGAACTTACTCCGGAACAATTATTAGATGGCTCATGCGAAAGCATTATCGGTTGCAATATCACGGAAGAAGAATCTTTGATTTATCAACAGGTATTGACCGATTGTGTTAAAGTATTACTTTTTAGAATGGATACTGGCGGCGTTAAAGCAACATTGATCCTTAATACTTTAACTGCAACAGCTAAGTATGCAGGGACGGCTGGTAATAAAATTGCCGTTTCTATTGTTGAAAATGGGTCTAATTTCGACGTTATAACCTCTTTTAATGGTGCAGTTGTAGATACTCAAACAGGGACATTAGTTGGCGATATCGTGGATAATGATTTCGTTGATTTTAGTGGAACCTCTACCGCTGCTCTTGTTGCAAATGCAGGTGGAGAATTAGAAGATGGTAAAAATGGTACAGTTGTAAATAGTACCTATAGCAAATATTTTGATTTGTTGAAAACTGCAAAATGGAATACACTAGGTATTCCGCTTGAAACTTCTACAGAAATTCAAGCGCAATTGAAAACATTTATCAAATATATGCGTGATACTGTAGGTACAAAAGTTCAGGCAGTTGCTAACAACATTGATGCGGATACAGAGGGTATTATATCTACACTTAATCAGGGCTATAAATCAGACCAGTATAATATTACAATTCCAATGTTTGTTGCAAGGGTTACAGGCATGACTGCTGGCTGTGCAATTAATAAGTCTTTGACTTATTATGCTTTTGAAGATGCGAATGAAATTATTGGTCAATTATCCCACGAAGAAATTGTATTGGCTTTGCAAAGTGGTAAGTTTGTATTGTCCGCTCGTCAAGATGGTGTTGTTGTTGTCGAACAAGATATCAACACGCTGCATACCTTTACTTCACAAAAAGATTATTCTTTTAGTAAAAATAGGGTTATTCGTACAATTGACCAAATAAATAATGATATTCGTTTATTGTTTGAAAAGAGTTATCTAGGTAAACAGGATAACAACGATGATGGTCGTACAGTATTTAAAGCAGATATTATTGATTACTGCTATAAGTTACAAAAAATGAACGCCATTCAGAATTTTGATGGTTCTATTGATATTACCATTGCTCAAGGTGCAAATCTTGATGAAGTAATTGTTAAGTTGAATATTCAACCTGTTGATTCTATGGAAAAACTCTACATGACAGTTACGCTTCGTCGTTATTAATAGGAGGGATTTGTAATGTCACAAGAACATGATTATTTACGAGCTGGTGATGCCGTTTCCGGTCAAGAAGGTTGGGCAACAATGACTGTTGACGGCGTTGTACAAGAACTCTTTATGATTAAAGATTGTACAATGACGATGACCAAACGTAAAAAGGAATTTAGAGCTCTTGGTTTTAGGGGTTCTCAACATAAGTCCGCAGGTTGGTCTGGTAAAGGTGAATTTACCATGTATCATGTTAGTTCTGTATTCCGCAAGCTTATGCGTGAATATGCGAAAACTGGTAAAGATATTTATTTCACTCTTACCATTAAAAATAATGATCCAACAACCTCTATTGGACAGCAGGTAGCCGCATTTTATTACGTGAACATCGATGAAGGTGTTCTTGCAAAATTAGACGTTGAAGCTGAAGTATTAGAAGAAACTATGACTGTTACTTTCTCTGACTTCGAATATTTAGAATACTTCAAGAGTCCTCAAAATTAAAGGAGAATATAAATGGAACTTTTAGATTTACTTAAATCGCGTGATATTCGCGCTACTAAAGAAATTGAATTAAAAGGTGAACTGGCTGGTTGTAAAATTACTATTCGTCCTGTAACTACAGAAGAATGGCAATCTGCAAGAGCTCGTTCTATTAAAATCAGTAAAACTGGTGAACCTTCCGTTGATCAGGTTGCAATGGGTATTTCTTTGATGGTCGATGGCTGTGTAGTACCGAACTTTAGATCTACTGAAGTATTAGGTACTTTTACAGTTCCAGAAGAGTTTGTTAAGTATAATTTCAAGCCGGGCGAAATCGAAAGAATTGCTAATGAAATTATGCAATATTCTGGTTATGGCGAGGATGTAAACCAAACTGTAAAAAAGTAAAAAAGCTTTTTTATGATAAAGATTCTGATACGGTAGCAGCTTACTGGTGTTTCCGGAAATTAGGTTGGAAACCTTCAGAATTTTTAGATTTACCGATTGATGAAAAAGCCTGTGTATTTGCTTTTTTAGAAATAGCAGCTAAACAGGCAAAAGAAGCTCAATCACAAATAAAATAATGATTTAAAGATAAGCGAGGTAAAATCATGGAAGTCAGGAACTCAATTCATTTAGATGATGGAATGTCACCTGTTCTCAGTAAGATTTTAGCCTCGCTTCGTCTTACTTTAACGGCTTTAAATAGTACGCCGGGCGAAGCGGGTTTATTTAGGGCAGCACAACAAGATATTTCAAGAGCTAATCAACTTTTGAATGGATTTAATAGCGAATTAAAACAATCACAAGATTTAATTCGTAATCTTGGATACCGAGATGATAATCCAATAGGTAACGTTTTTTCACGAGCAATGAATCCTTTGACTGAGTTAGTTGCTGGAGTTTATTTATTAAAATCTGCAATTGATGAAGTTGGAAGACTAACAACTCTTGGCGATAATTTAATGTTAAATCAGGCAAGATTAAATATTGTCAACGATGGATTAAGAACACAAGAAGAATTATCAAAAGCTATTTATGAATCGGCACAAAGATCCAGAGCAGATTATTTAGCTACAAGTCGTGTTATTGGTCGTATGGGTATTCTTGCTGGACAAGCCTTTAATAACAATGATGAATTAATCGCTTTTACAGAATTAGTTAATAAAGCTTTCCTTGTTGGTGGTAGCACCCAACAAGAACAAAGAGCCGCTATGTACCAGTTAACTCAAGCGATGGCATCAGGCAGACTTCAAGGTGATGAAATGCGTACCATTCGTGAATCTGCTCCCTTACTGAAAAAGGCAATTCAAAATTATATGGGTTTAGATAATGCAGCTTTTAAAGAGGCTCAAAAGAATGGTGAAATTACAGCGGAAGTTATTAAAAATGCTGTATTTGCATCTTCAGATAAAATCCAAAATAAATTTAATGAAATTCCTATAACTTTTAGTCAAGCAATGACGATGGCAGGAAACTCCTTATTGACTAATATGGAAGACATATTTACGGGTATTAGTACAAATGGAGTTAGTATGATACAGACTCTAGTTAGTAATTTTGATATTCTTGCAGGTATACTAGGTTATATCGCTGGCGTATCACTTGTTATCTTAATTAGAAACCTAGTAGCCGCACTACCAGCTGCGGCGGCGTTGGCATTAAGTTTCATCGCTATGAATTGGCAGGTCTTATTATTAGTTGCGGCTGTTATGGCACTGTTTAAATTATTTTTAGCTTTTCCTGAAGCATTTGGTGTTTTAATTGGTGGTGTTAAAGCACTAGGAACAGCTTTTATGAACATGGTAAAATTAGTAGCTGATTATTTCTTAATGTTATTTAATGAAATAATTTTAAGAGGTATGAATTTTGTTCTTGATAAATTAGGTAAAGAAAAAATTCAAAATGTAGAATATTTTGGAATGGAAAGTGTTGGATTAAGTTATCTTGAAGGATACTCTAGCGGTAAAAAATGGGCAGAGGATACAGGGGTTAAATTAGATAACTTTATGACTGGAATGAAGAATACTTTCAATCCAAATACATCTGTTTTAGGCGGAACTGTTCCTAAACCAATAACAGATCTTGATACTGTTGGCGAAGTTAAAAACATTAAAGGTGGTAAAATTAATCTTGATGACAATAGTATTCAATGGTTGAGAGATGCTGGGGCAATAGAATTTGTAAATCGTTTTACAACAATGAGACCCATCTTGAGAGTTAATTTTGGGGATGTACATCAAACGGCGGATGTTAATGAAATTGCCGATGCTATTGCAGATATGGTTGAAAATGCCGTTACAACATCTTTAGAGGGGGAGTGAGTATAAATGGCTGCGCAGTCTGGTAATCCCAGTGAATTGAAGACACTTCTTGAGAGTCTTTCTCCAAATTCGGATTCTATGAGCCAAGCTAGAGGTGATGTAAAGATATTTGTAGTGTATAAAGGGGATACAATACAGATTCCAGTGAATCCAGAAAAGTTGAATATAAGAACTCCCGGAAATAATAAAACTTTTCCGATAGTTTCTTTAGGTGAAATCAATGTTCTAAAAAATCCTAAATTGACCACTATAGGATTTAGTTGTTTTTTTCCAATTCCGGAAAGACAGAATTATCCATATGTATTGACAGGTAATTCAGAACCAACATTTTACACAGCACTGATTAAACAGATTTTAAATAAACAAAATAAAACTCAATTTTTACCTCCAACTTTTTATACGACATTTTTTGAAAAAATTCGTAATGGAAAAGAACCTGTAAGACTAATAATTACAGGATTACCTGTCGGGTTTAATAAATTAGTGTCTGTAGAAAAATTTGATTATGGTTACGATGAAGGTGACTATGATGTTATTTATGATATCGAATTTAAGGTTTATCAGATTTATGCAGTTAATAACGCTACCGTTGATGAAGATGGAACAATTACCGTTGATACTGGTGAGTTAAGAACAGATGAATCCGAAAGTTTAACAATGGGAGATGAAGTAAGTGTCACAGGTACTATTTACAAAGATCCCGCTATGCAATTTGTTGATAGGTATGTAAAAAATAAAACTGGCTGTTTTGTTAATTTATTAGATTTTGATAATAATGGGGCTATTCATCTAACAGATAGTGAAGATAGATGGATTGGTTGGGTATCAGAAACAGCCGTAAATAAAGTAACAGGTATTTTATGATGAAAGTATTATTAGCAGTTGAAACTCCAGATAATAAAATATTTGAAATATCTGAAGTAGTTTATGATATATCATGGACTACTACATTGCTTGAACAGCCGGGAAAATTAAAATTTTCTGTTCCAAGTAATGTTGAATTAGTATTAGATTTTGCAACAACTGTTAATTTAATGGTTGATGAAGTACCAGTATTTTATGGCTATGTAGTTAATATGAATTGTACTGAAGATACCATTACTTATGAAGCAGTAGATCAAATGTTTTATTTAAAAAATAAAGAATCCTATGTATTTTCTGGAAAAACAGCCACTCAAATATTTAAAGCGATCTGCGATGATTGGAAATTTACCTATAAAATTGTAGATGAATGTAATTGGCAGGTATCTACAAGAGTTCATGATGGAAAATCTTTATACTCGATAATTGCTTATGGTTATGATGAAGCTTTGGTAAATACTCAAAACTGGTTTATTATTCGAGATAATTATGGAACATTGGAACAAATCAGTTTATTATCTCTTAAAACAAATTATTATATTTCTGATGACTTAAATGTTACTAATTTTAATTACCGAAAAAGTATTGACAGAGATTCGTATAATCGGGTAAAATTAGTACAAGATAACACCAAAGAAGGTGTTAGAAAAGTATATGTTGCTCAAGATGATGAGAATCAACGAAAATGGGGTATTTTACAATATTACGAAAAAGTTGATAAAACAGCAACAGAAAATCAAATCAAACAAAGAGGCGATGCTCTTTTAAAGGTTAAAAATAGGGAATTAAAATCTTTAAGAGTTGAATGTGTTGGTTTACCCTATTCTTTTAGAGCTGGAAATTGGTTAACCGTTAAATTAGACCCTCTAACTAAAGCTGGTTTCGTTAATATGCAGGAATATATTGTTGTTGATTGTACCCATCAATGGAAAAATAATGAGCATACTATTAGTTTAAACCTTAACGAATACAGTTTAAATGTAGGTGGTTAATGTGGCAGAAAGCACAGCAGGATTCAGATTAGTTAGTATTACAAGAAAAATGATTAAACAAAAAGCACAGAGTACTGATGTGGCTGATTGTGTGTATGGTACAGTTCTTTCTGTAGCTCCATTAAGTGTGCAATTAGACACAAGAACAACTTTACAGGAAGCTCAATTAGTTGTCGGTGCTCTATGCAAAGAAACCATTATTAAGATTCCGTTTCCGGAAAAAGGTCAAATTAAACACAAACATCAGGCAATTCACAATGGTATGCACAATACGACGATGGAATTGCCTGAAATTCAATTGTGGCGAGGTTTAAATACTGGAGATCGTGTTATTTTGCAAAGATTTAATAATGGTCAAAAGTATTTAATCTTGCAAAGAGTGGAGGGAATACCTTGATACCGTCAAATCGTAACCTTATTGTTACTCAAATTGGACAAAATGAAGTTACAAGAACTTATAAAGTTGATTCTTATAATAAAAGAATCATTGGAACAACTGATGGACAGCCTGCAATTGAACAAGCAATTTTAAAAAATTTTGATACAGAAAGATTTGCTTATGTTATTTATTCTAAAAATTATGGTATTGAATTAGAAAAATACATTGGTAAAGATTATGATTTTATTCGTTCAGATTTGCAAAGGGCGATAGAGGAATGTTTATTAGTTGATGCAAGAATTTATTCTATCAATAATTTACAATTTACTCAAGAAGGTCTGGATTATATGTCAATTACAATGGATATAGAAACAGAACAAGGTGTTTTGACTACAACTTTAGAGGTGAAAAAATGAATGCACTTTCAACCTATTTAGAAAAATATTCATATGATTATATTTTATCTGAAGCACTAAAACAAGTTCCGGACACTGTGGATAAACGTGAAGGTGCTATTATTCGAGATGCTTTGGCTCCTTGTTGTTACGAAGCCGCAAAACACATATTATATTTAGCTGATATTATCGAACAAACATATATCGAAACTGCAAATGGATTATGGCTTGATGGTCGTGTTTTAGAGGGTGGAATTACTCGAGATCCTGCTACATATTCTAAAAATTTAGGTGTTTTTAAAGATCAGTTAGGTAATCCTGTTCAAATTTCTATCGGGCAAACTTTTTCGACTGTTGGAGATACTATCTTAAATTATACCGCAGTACAGGTATACGCAAATGAAGATGGGGATGTAGTACCCGGAAGTTATGTATTGCAATGTAATACTATAGGGTCTGTTGGTAATAGTTATATAGGTAGAATCGTTCCTAATGATTATATTGAAAAGTTAGCAAGTGCTGAAATTACTACTTTACTTTATCCAGGAGAAGAAGAAGAATCAGATGATTCTCTAAGAGAAAGATTTTTAGCTAATTTAATGAAAACAGCGTTTGGCGGTAATATTGCACAATATCGGCAATGGGCTAAAGAAATTCCGGGCATTGGTGGCGTTCAAGTTTATCCTGTATGGGCAGGCGGAGGAACTGTAAAGTTAAGTATTATTGATACAGATTACAATTCTTGTTCTTCAGAATTTTGTCAAACTATTTTAGAAAAATTCGATCCGGAAAATTCTGGCGGGGAAACTGGTTTAGGGTTAGGTATTGCTCCCATTGGGCATAAAGTAACAGTAAGCACTCCATTACCTAGAACAATTAATGTGTCTGGAAAAATCACTTTATTGCCCGGATATAAATTAGAAACTTTGATGCCTGATATTAAAGCCGCTTTAGAAAATTATCTTTTGTCTTTAAGAGAAGCTTGGGAAAATAGTGACGATGAAAATAATTATTCTGTAACTGTTTATTTAGGTAGAATTAATTTTGCTATTCTAAATGTTAAAGGTGTATCTAGTGCCTATGAATTAAAACTTAATGATACTGATACTGATGTTGTTTTAACAGAAACAAGTTCTTTACAGGAAGTTCCTGTTTTAGGGTCGGTGAATTTCATTGAACAATAAAATTTATAATCGAACTGGGTTATATAGGACAAGAATTGGTCGTTATTTTCCAAAATATTATGAAGGTATTTTAGAAACAGATGAATTAATTAAAGTTGAAAATGATATTTGGAATAACTTATATTTGTTATTAAATAAAGCAAAAAATAATCAATTTATTGCATACGCAGATGAAGATGGTATTTATGCTTATGAACAATTATTCCAAATAGTTGCAGATCCGGAAACAGAAACATTAGAGGAAAGAAGATTTAGATTATTAAATAGGATACAAACATTATCCTATTATACAATGATCTATCTTCGTCAAAAATTAGACTCTTTATTTGGAAAAAATAATTATGGAATAGAAATGGATTATCCGAATTATACCTTATACATTAAAAGTAATGTTTCTAATTCTTTTATTTATAAGGAAAGTATTGCTACTATAAATAAAATAAAACCTGCAAATATTGTATTTATCAATGTTCCATTTATTCCAACTACAATTGAAGTTGGCGAAGAAATTTATCAACAAAAACGGTGGTGGAATTATATTTTAGGTGGTAAATGGAAAGTAGGTCAAAAACCTATTATAAGTGTTCAAGAATTAGCAAAATTAAAATCTGAGGAGGTGCAATCCTTGACTCCATTAATGCTTAATAAATTAAAAACGTTTACAGGGGAAGAAATACATGCAGTTCTTATAAATGATACTTATAAGATAACAAGTTTCGTTCAAAAAATTATTACTGGTGGGTATTTAAGGATTCAATATAATATTGAAAATTGGGAAGAAATAAAATTAATCACTAATATTAAATTTTTAGATGGAAAAGATTTAATTCTTTCTAATGACCCTGTTTATATTCCTATTGCTTCAGATACTATGATTGAACATCGAATTAATATTCGGGAGGTTGGAACAAATGGCTAATAATATTGTTATGAAAATTACTGATTATATCGCTCATTTATGGCATGACACAGATAACGACATTGTAATGGCTGAAAATGTTAATGGTTGGGAAAATACATTGCAACAGCATGCAGAATTTTTAAAAAGATTTTCTTGGCAACCGAATACAGCATACCCTAAAAATTCTGTATTACTTTATCCTTTTGGATTGCATACTAAACTAGTATCTAAAAATGCTGGTACAAGTGGGAGTAATGAACCAACATGGTCGGACGCAAGTGGACAAGAAGGTTCCAGAACGATAACAGATAATGATATTATTTGGGAAGAACAACCAATTCAAATATCTGCAGATACTACACCAATAGGAACGATTAAACAGCAATTATGGAATAATGCTCCTTACGGATACGTAAAAATGACACAAAGTCATATATTAAGTAGATCAAAATATTCAGAATTATGGAATATTGTTAAAACTCGTATGCCTTTAACGACTGAGGTTGAATGGCAAAAAATGTTAACATTAAATAAAACTTCTGTTCCATTTTTTTCTAGTGGTGATGGAAGCACAACTTTTAGAACACCTATATTATTGGATGATATAACAGTTTCTGATAGTATTAGTTTTGCTAAAGAAGAAAAAACTAATATTGTTGGAAATTCTTCTTCTTTTGCTTTTAATTCTTTTGTTGCTGTTGGTTCTAGTGGAACAGCCGATACAGATTTAATTATTATGGCAATAAGTTATGATAATACAGCTATTAACGGATATGTAAGTGGTGTAAATGTAATGCACATCGCAGGACGTTCTAAATATGGTCAAGGTGCTACAAGTATTTCTTTTCCTGTTCCTAAAGGGGCTAGTTGGAGTGTTTCAGGCGGAAGAACTATTTATGCTTTAAAAACAAAATCAATTAATAATACAGGAACTTCGACAGTTATTAAATCTGCTAAAGTTGGTATGCCTTATTATTTAAGAACCTTAAATTTATAAGGAGAAATAATAATGATAAAATTTAGAATATTTAAACAAAGATTGAGTTATTATGGGGATTCTGAAGTTGTTGCAGATAGTAAGGGTTATTTAACATTTACACTTGAAACCTCTGAAGATTGGGCTAATTATGTAGGTAAGACGGTACAATTTACCAAGAACGGAAAAACTTACAATGTAACCAATATTTCAGATGGCGTAGAATATCCTGTACCGTGGGAAGTTTTAGTTGGTGCAGGAATAATGCAGGTAAATGCTTTTGCCGTATCTATGGATAACAAAAGAGCAACAACTAATGAAATCGATATAGAAATTATTGATAGTGGGTTTAATGAGGATAGTCTACTTCCTGAAGATCCTACTCCGGATATATTTGAACAATATGTTCAACAAGTTCAGGAAAATGCAGATAAAGCTGTTAAAGCGGCTGATGAAGCTAAAAAGGCACAAGAAGCCTCCCAAAATATTAAAAATCAAATTGATATAATTTATCAAAATGTTAAAGATGTTAAATCAGATATAGAAGATTTACTTCATCAAGTTCAGGAATCAACAAATACAGCTTATCAATATGCAGAAGCAGCTAAAACTTCTGCAGAGGCGGCTAGTAAGTCAGAAACAGAAGCTGGACGTTATGCTGGTGAATCTAAAATATATTCACAAAATGCTAAACAATCTGAAACAAATGCTAAACAATCTGAAACAAATGCTAAATTGTCAGAGAAAAACTCTAAATTAAATGCAGATAAAACACAAGCTAATACAGAAATAGTATTAAGCACCAAAGAAAGTATTGATACTATTTATGCCGATATTCAAGATCGACAAAAGGTTATTGAAGATTTAAATACTAATGTTAACAATAAAGCAGAACAAATAAATATTCAATATAGTCAAATTGAAGAATGGTATAATGGATTTTTACAAGCCGCATCTTATTTGATTTTTACAGATGAAGTTAGCGAAGATTTATGGGCTTTAGAAGAAGATGATTATGTATTAACTTTAGAAACTTCAGGAAGGGCTATTTTAAATATTCAAATGTTGGATACGAATGGATTATACACAAGAAGTCCTTTTGTTGATATGGAATTTCCAAATGATTTAAGTGTTAAACTTCGTTCTATTGCTCCTTTTACTGGTAGATTATGCTTATACGAATTAATGAAAGGAAGCGAAACTAATGCTCAATAAAATTAGTCAAGTTATTTCTGGATTATCCCTAATCAAATTTATTAATTCTGTTATAGATGGCATAAACGCTCATTTATCTGATTATAATAATCCTCATAAAGTAACAGCGGCTCAATTAGGTTTATCTAATGTGTATAAATATAAGGGTAGTGTTGAAACTTATGAGGATTTACCAACATCAGCTGAAAGTGGTGATGTTTATAATGTTGTTAAAGGTGATAAAGAACAAGGTATTGCAGATGGAGCAAATTTTGCTTGGGACGGTACTAAATGGGATAATTTAGGCGGATTATTAACTGGTACAGGTGCAATTAGGGTTGAATTTGTGGCTGCAAGTTGGCAAATTAATTCTTCCACTAATTTATATGAACTTCCATTAAATCTTTTTGAACAAGTGGAAAGTGTTGGTGTTTTAAGTGTTGAGGCTGTTGAAAATAATGAAAGACATAGCGTTTTAATCGACACTATTGGGAATAAAGTAGTTGCTTTGAATGCTTTTGATGGTGCTATTTATTATACAACTTTTCGGGAGGTAACACAATGAAAAAAATTTCTCGCCAGCAAGATGTAACAGTAGCTAATGTTTTAAGATGTTTAAATGAATTAAATGATGAAAATATGGTTTATGTCGGAACAGAACCTCCGGAAGAAGTTAAAAAAGGATTAATATGGGTAAATCCAGAAGAAATAACAGAAGAGCCTGAAAAAATTTATGTTGGTCATATGGTTGGGGATATCTATCCTGTTAGTTATACTGAATTAGAATCAGGTCAATTAGTATTAAAAGGTCAGTTAGTTAGTCGTGAAATTTATGGTATATTATGGGCATGGTTGCAAAAACACCCTAGTTTACTAATAACAGAACAAGAATGGAATGAATATTTTAATAATACGAATGGATTATGTTGCCCTTATTTCAGCTATGGGACAAATAATACTAATTTTAGACTCCCGAATTATTCTGGAGTATTTATTAGAGCCGATTCTGATATAACTAAAATTAATCAATTCAGTGAAGATACACAAAGAAATATTCTTGGACAATTTGCAACTTTTCGTACAAGTTGGGATGATGGTACTGGAGAATTACTTTTTGATGCAAATGGGGCTTTTGGAAAAATAGAAACTGGTAATAATATGGACAGTATTCATCAAGATTCCTCAGACAGACAACAACAAATTGTAAATTTCGATGCATCACGTTCAGTAGGCGCAGAACATACTGGTGAAGAAGTAAAACCTAAATCAATAAATCAAATATGGGTTATTCAAGCTGTAGGAGTAATAACAAACGCCTCTAATTTGGATATTAGTCAATTAGAAGAAGCAATTCAACAATTAACTAATTATAGTAATTATGAAGTTGCCTGCATTAAAAATAATCCAAATTATTATAATCGTGATGAATTATTTACTACAAATAAAACAACAGTAACAATTCCGAAAGATTTAAAAATCAATATTAATGGAAATTGTTATATCAGTACAATTAATAAATCTTTACAATTATCCACAGTAGATACTCCAGCTAATTTAGCAGGTAAAGATGTTTATATTTATGCTTGTGAACCAACTTCAGGAACAGAGCCTATTTTCGTATTATCTTTAAATAGTACAGTCCCAACAGGTTACACAGCTAATAATAGCCGTAAAATAGGCGGTTTTCATTGTTTGTGTAAAGATGTTGGAGTTATAAAAGGGCATACGTTATCTGGATATGTTACTGGAGATATTTTACCCGCCTCGATTTGGGATTTACTACACAGACCTAAAGGAGATTCAGAAGGACTTGCTTATGATGAAGCTTCTGAATGTTGGTTAAGTATTTATCAATTAAGTTGGGACGGCACTAAATTAGTCAGTGTTTATAATGGAGTTATTGCTGATGGTACTTCAACTAAAAAATGGCATGGTGAAGCTTTTATTGAACAATTAATGAATCAAAAAATGCGATTACCATGGCGACATGAATTTCAGATGGCAGCAAAAGGAAGTAATGAAGTAACAGGAATTAAGAATGCAGCAGATCCTAATACTACAGGTGGTCATGTAGATAGTAACAATAGAAGAATGATTAGTAATATTGGATTAGAAGATTGTTGTGGCTGTTCTTGGCAATGGGCTATGGATTTAGGCTTTGCAGGCGGGTCTGATTGGACAGATTCTGTTTATGATTATAACGTTGATTCTCAAAGATATGGTCAATCCTATGGTACTTTATATCGTTTGCTCTTGGGCGGTGGCTGGTCTAACGGTTCGAGGTGCGGTTCTCGTTCTGTCGCTTGTAATGCTGGCTCGTCTCGTGTCCATTCCGATTACTCTGCGCGCGGTGCGTCGGAGCCGAGGGTTGTCACGAATTTAAACTAATGACCGAGGGAACTATTTTACGAGGAAAACGGTGGCTAGTATTTCATACTAGCCAAAGCTAACTTTTTAGTGTATAATATTAATAACGAATTAGATATGTTTATGAAACACGATAATAAGATTAAATGTTATATTCGTTATTGTGATGATTTTCTTTTATTTTCTAATGATAAACAATTCTTAAAAGATATGTCTGTTAAAATAGAAGAATTTGTAACAACTAAATTAAAACTAAAATTAAGCAAATGTAATATACTATCTACGTCGCAGGGTGTGGATTTTTTAGGTTATAGGCATTTTTCAGCTGGCTATATTTTAGTTCGAAAGTCTACTGCAAAAAGAATGAAGAAAAATATTAAGGCTTTAAAATATAAATTAGCCATAAAGAAAGTATCTAAAGAATCTGCTTTATCTACAGTGGCAAGTGTTGAGGGTTGGTTAAAATGGGCTAATGCTTATAATCTTAAAAAGTCTTTACAATTAGAAGACTTAAAGAAGTCCATAGGAGGTTCTGTTGGTGAATAGATTTAGTGACTTTTCTACCGAACAATTAATAGGCGAAAAGATTAAAATATCGAAAGTGTTGAATAAAGAAATTAAAGTTTTAGCTTTTCAAGTTAAGAAAAGTAAAATTGAAAAAGATGGTTTTTATATTCAAATGCAAATAGAAGTAGATGATGAAAGAAAAGTCTTATTTACTAATTCAAATGTATTAAAAGACCAACTTGAAAAGTATAAAGATAACCTTCCATTTATCACTACTATTATCCAACCAAAGAAATATTTTTCATTTAGTTAGGAGGATTATTATGTATGGCTATCCAAAAGCACTAAAAACAAAAGAAGATTATGAATATGTTCGTAATTATTTTCCAAAAGAACTTTGGAAAAAAGATTTTCAAGCTTTATTAGATACTCAATATGATTGGTTTTTTATTGATAAACTACTAAAAAATGAAGAAATTGTTTTAAAGAAAAATCAAAGAATTGAGTATAATGAAGAATTAGATGAAAGATACTTATACGAATATAAGTATAATCCTAATTGTAAATTAGCTACTATTGGTTATTCAGAAGAAGAAGTACAATCAATTTTACAGGAGGATTAATCATGGCAGATGTAAAAATTTATGACGGCGAAAAATTTGTAAACTTTAACACATCAAATAGTATTGAATTACCTGTAGGATTTGAATATTATGTACCTTATTCGGAATTAGATAGTGGTCAATTAATTCGTGATGGACAAATTGTAAGTCGTAGTGTTTATAAAGATTTATGGGATTTTGTTCAAAAGCATCCGTCTTTATTATTGACCGAGGAACAGTGGCAAGCTGAATTATCTGCTAATGAAGGAATAGTAAATAATTATTATTCTTCGGGTGATGGTTCTACTACTTTTAGATTACCTAAAGCTGGAGTTATTGAATTACCTGTTATTAAAGCTGAAGGACTTAATAAATTTAGTACGGATACCCAACGTAATATAAGTAGTATTACTCAGGTAGATACTATAGGCAAAACTCAAGTCAGTAATGGCGCATTATTAGCTAAGGTTACTGATATATCTAGTTCTGTAAATAATAATGGTAATTGGAGTAATACCATAACAATAGATTTCGACGCCTCTCGTTCCGTCGGAACTGAGCATACAGGCAGTGAAGTTAAACCTAAAACAATAACTAAACTAGCTGTAGTTCAAGCTTTTGGTAGAATTATAAATACAGGTACTTTAGATATTAATGATTTGGTAAACGATGTAAATAATTTAATTCAGTCTAATCATATTAAAACTTATACAGATTTAAGTCAAATTGGAATAACTAAAGGTACTGAAACATTAAAGGCTATTGGAAAAGCTTTGCCGGATAATTCTCAAATAACTTATCGAGTTTGGGAGAAAGATAATCATAATCACGTCCTTTATCCTAGTACAAGTGGAATATTCACAATGGAAAAAGCAATAACATTTTGCAGATGTTTTTTTAATAGTATAACGCCTAATAAACAATGGCAAATAGCTTTTGATTATCGTGATGAATTTTATCATGATCCAACTTGGGAATTATTAGCAAAAAAAATAATAAATTGAGTATGCCTTCTAATAACAAGATAATTATTAATTTAAAAAATCAGGGAGATTCCTGGACAGCCCCCTGTGATGGTTATATATGGGGAATGAAAATTGGGGGTGGTGATGTTGTAAACAGTTGGTTAAATGTTTGGGACTCTACTGATGCAGATACAAGTAATTATGGCACTTTGATTTATTGTGATTATGGTCAACCATATATTAATTTATGCGGTAATTTAGCTGTACGAAAAGGGCAAACTGTTTATTTTAACTGGAATAATAATTGTAGAGTATATTTTTATCCAGCTTTAAATAATAATATGCCTGTTTATGGTGAGGATGTAAGAATTTATATTCAAGTTGTTAATTCTCAAGGTATAGTTAGAGGGGCTACTGTTAACATATCAATAGGTTCTGAATATACAGAAACAGGAAAGACTCTCACTGATGGTAGATATTTACTATCATATGCTGGTTATAGTGTATTAAAAACAGCAGAATCACTTAATGTTGAAGTAACCTGTGAGGATGGGACTACTGGTCAAACACAAGCTCCTGTTGGATATTTTGAAGATAAAATAAATGAATTGCAAGTATTAGTATCTTAATAAAGCTTGACAATATTTATTAAATTTTGTATAATGGAGGTATAGTAAAGATGAAAGATAAAATATTAGCTTGGATGAAAAAGTTATATGGTAAAATACCAAACACTATAGGCAACAAGTATATTAAACTAATGGTTTGGTATATGATATGCGTATATCTCGGCTTTACTATTTTATTTATTTATGGTTGGTTTTATAACCTGTTTAAACAAAATATAGCAGATTTACCAATTATTATTTCATTCTTTACTGTATTTGTTGGAGCATCAACAGTTGCCGCAATTAGTTTTCTTTTGCAGTTATTTGTTGATAAAAACAACAATAGTATCCCCGATATTTTAGAAAGAAAGGAGGAAAAAGACAATGGTAACTATAAATGAAATCATTGCACTTGCCGAAAGGGCTAAAAATGGTGGTATTAATCGAATTTATTGTCATCATACTGGTGGATTATACAAAATGAATAGTGTTGAAAAAGAACATTATCATATTTGTATTGAAAGTGATGGAACTATTCGTATTAATGGTGAACTTACAGACTACAAAGAGCATACATGGCATCGAAACAGTAATGCTATTGGAATCGCTTTATGTTGTGCTTATGGGGCGACTGTTTATAAAAATCCTGAAAGAATTAATTGGAACGGTTATCCACCAACACCAATTCAAGTCGAACGGTTAGCCGAGGTAATTTGTTTTATAGCAACTGTTCTAGAAATTCCAATAGACTCAGAGCATGTTATGACTCATGCAGAAATCGCTGATATTGATGGTTATGGTCTTTATGGTAATGATCCGGATTTAAGATGGGATTTACTTCTTTTAGACGATCCCGGAACAGGTAGAAAAGATCAGCCCGGCGGCGATGTAATTCGTGGATTGGCAATTTGGAAGCAAAATAATTGAGGAGGTACTAAAAATGGAATCTATCAAATCATTGTGGAATAAGATTAAGGCTGTCTTTAATCGTTATCCGAAATTAATTTGCTTTGCTATTGGTTTTGCTTGTGGGGTTTATCACTCTTGGATGAAGTTATAAATGAAAAAAAAACTGATTTTATCATTTGTTTTGTGTGGCTTATTATTGGGTTTTGTATCGGTTGCTTCTGCATCGGAATATTATTTAGTTCCAGTGGAAAAATACGAGAAACAGGAACAATTAGTAGCGGAAGCAATATCCCTCAATCAACAATCGATAAACAAGATTCAAATATTAAAGTCACAGAACAAGGAATTAGACAGCAAATTGAAGAAATCCAATCAGTTAATAATAACATTGGAAAATCAGCAGAAGATGTTGAAGGACTCTTACAGCAGCAAAATCGCATACTTAGAGAATTGCAATCAAGCTTTAGAGAAGGAGTCCAAAGAGTACAAAAAGAAGATTAAGAAGCAAAAGCTTGAAAATACTCTTTTGTATAGCGGGCTGGCTATCCTAATAGTTAAAGCAATAACTTAGGAGGATCTGATGAATAATCCTGAAGAACATACAAAACTTGATCAATATTTAGAGCGCCTAATGAAAAAACAGGACGAGATTGATGAAAAAGCAAAAAATGCTCAAATTTATAGAGATTATAATGTAAAGCTTTTAAGTCTTTTAAAAATCATGGTCGTTGGATTTTTATGCTGTATTTTTTTATGCGCTTGTGCAATAGGAATCTCTTCGGTACTTATTGCTAAAGAATACTTTACTTATAAACAAGGTATTGTAAGAACTGTTACGGAAGATTCTGATACTATTTCCGGCTCTGGAAGCAGTGTTATTATGAACAGAAGTAACGGAGCAACAATAAATGGAAAATAGAGTAAATTATGAAAAATTAAACGCAGAAGTTCAAAATCTGACTCGTAGAATGGATCAGATGGAGAAAAGAGCATCCATGTATGAAGAACAATTCCGTGAAACCTCGAAAACTGTGCAATCAATAGATTTTAACGTCAATAATTTATTAAAATTATTCGACAAACTTGAATCAAGAATGTCTAACGATCAGGAGATATTACATAAAAGAATAGGTTCTTTAAAACAGGATTTTGAAGATTATCAAATGAAAGATTTAAAGAATTACTATAACTATAAAAGAGTTATAGTAAACACTGTTCTAACTCTAATTATCGGAGGACTTTTTGGTGGAGTTGTTACAGCCTGGAGAGTCTTCAAGATTAATGGTTGAATCAGATTTTAATAAAAAACTTAAAACATTGTCACAAATTGCACTAAAGGTGATCATAAAAGGAACTGGCTTAAAAACGAAAAGTGAATTGCTTTTATGGAAATTTTACATAGAAGATAAAACTTATTCCGAAATAGCCGATGACTTAGGAATTGAAATATCTTCAGTTGGCAAAGCCTTATGGAATGCCAAAAAGGAATTAAAAGAAATCATTAATAATGAAAGACATTTAATTCCACAAGAAATCCAACCATATATTGAGCTCTTGTTGCAAAAACAATAGCAAGGGAATAAATAGACAAGCTCTTTACATATTTTAGGAAATATGTAGAGGGCTTGTTTTTGTTATAATAATTACAGGTAATAACCCCTGCGGGGTGTTAAAAAAGTTTAATATCGTCCAAATATGGTGGCGGTATGGGGAGGACAAATGTATGTATCCAACTAATTACATGAATCCAATGAATAATCAGCCAATGAGTCCAGATTATGGTTATAATCGTATGCAACAAGTACAGCAAATGCAACAAGCAATAAATCCTACTGTTCCGAATATGTTTGGTCAGATGAATCAAATGAATAATATGAATCAACAACAGCAAACACCATATATTTCAGCGATTCCTGTTACTTGTTTAGATGAAGCGAAAGCCGCAAGAATTTCTTTAGATGGCACTTTAAGTGTTTTTATTAATATTCAAGATGGTGAAATTTATACTAAACAATTAAATATGAATGGTTTGGCAGAATTAAAAACTTATAAATTAGTTAACCCACAAGAAAACAAGGTTGAATATATTACTTCAGATACCTTTAATGGTTTAGACCAACGTGTTCAAAATATTGAACAATTATTAGCAAGTATAGGAGGAAATAATCATGAATCCAATGCAAATGTTACAAGTATTCAACCAAATATGAGCGATGCAAAATCCTCAACAAGGAATGGAGCAAATGTTCGGAAATAATCCAGTATTTCAACAAGCTAGAAAGATGGCTGAAGGAAAAAGCCCTATATACACCACCTGTAGTAGTTCCGACGGAGGGTTAATATTATGTTAGATACCTTATTAAAACATCTCAAAGAGCAAAAAGATGTCGGCTTAACTAATGAAATTTTAATGGAAACCTTTAAGGAGTCCATTAAACCATTAAAATACTCTGATAGGGAAATCTATGAAGAAGTCGTTGACAAGTTGTATAAAGAGTGTTATGGAGAACATTTCAGTGATTGGTTAGCGGAAAAGGCTGTTGAAAACTTTAAGAATGTAGACGGCACGGAAGGAGCACACTGGACGATTGAACAAATTGATGATGTAATTCGTCAATATAACATTAAATGTGTTGGTTTCAACCGTTGGGATTTATACTATGTAATGAATATGCTTTATAGCGATTATTACAATGTATTAGGCTCGGATACCGCTATCTATGTAAAGTTGAGTAAGGCATGGTTTGAAGACCCGGATGTAAGCGAGGGCAAAGCCTACCGTTACTATATGCAAGTAGCAAAAGCCTAATTAAAGAAAGAGTACATTCTTCGGAGTGTACTCTTTTTTATTGACAATTTTAGTTCATTGGAGTATAATTGTCACATAAGGAGGAATAACAGTGGTCAAAATTAATATTAAAAAATCCAGAAAATTTACTGAATTTGAATATAGTTTATTTATTACATTTGATTTTGATATTAAGATTGTAAGTCAATTAAGAAAGTTGACTTATAGATATTTTCATACAGAATCAAACTGCTGGGAAGTTCCTTCTATGCACTATGAAGCCGTATTAAAAATATTAAATGGCACTCAATTTGTCATTACTAATAAAGAATTATTAGAAAAGAATATGCCTGATTATGAATTTAAAACAACTCCATATAATTACCAATTAGAAGGTATTAAATTTGGATTGTCTAAAAATAGATTTCATCTAGGCGATGAACAAGGTTTAGGTAAAACTAAACAATGTATTGATTTAGCCTGTATTCAAAAGCAGAAAAAAGGTGTTCAGCATTGTTTAATTATTTGTGGTGTAGCCACTTTACGCTGGAATTGGCGTGATGAAATTGAAACACATAGTAATGAAGATCATTGTATATTAGGATTGCGTAAACGTAAACGTAAAAATACTATGTATGATGGCGGCACTACTGCAAAGATTGAAGATTTGCAAAGTATTCCGGAAGCGTTCTTTTGGATAATCAATGTAGAAGCTTTACGTGATGAAACCATAATCAAAATATTAAAAAAATATCATGAAAATGGTATTATTGGAATTATTATTACTGACGAAGTTCATAAAATAAAAAATCCTTTATCTGCACAAGGCAAAGGATATTTGAAAGTTGTAAATATTAAGGATACTGAAGATATTCGTATAACCATTAGTGGTACACCCTTAATTAATCAACCAATGGATTTATATATGATTTTTAAATCTTTGGGCTATGAAAATAATAGTTACACAGCTTTTAAAAATCATTATTGTATCATGGGCGGTTACATGAATAGGGAGATTATTGGATATCAAAATCTTCAAGAATTAAAGAATCGTTTAAAAAATATTCAGATAAGAAGATTAAAAAAAGATGTTCTTGAACTCCCTGAAAAGTTACCTCAAACAATTTACGTTGAATTAGCTAAAGAACAAATGGATCTTTATCAGGAAGTAAGAATAGCTTTACAAGATAAAGTTGATTTAATAAAATTAAATCCAAATCCGCTTGCACAATTTACAAGATTAAGACAGGTCACAGGCACTCCCCAGTTAATTAGTTCTACCGTTAGCAAATCTACTAAATTGGATAGGTTAGTAGAACTTGTGGACGAAATTGCCGATAGGGGAGAACAATGCCTTATCTTTAGTAATTGGGCAGAGGTATGTAAGATAATAGTTGATAGGCTAAAGAGTGTTAATGCTCTAGGTTATATTAGTGGCTGTAAGGATTTAAAAGCCATAGAAACAGAATTTAAAGCTAATCCTAATCATGTTGCATTAGTTGGTACTATCAAATTAATGGGTACAGGCTTAACTTTTAATAATAGCAATAATGTAATATTCTTTGATAGTCCATGGACTGATGCGGATAAACAACAAGCAATTGATCGTTGTCATCGTATAGGACAAACAAGTGATTTAAATATTTATACTCTTGTTTGTGCTAATACTATAGATGAAAAAGTTGAGAAAATTATTCAAAGAAAACATATTTTGTCAGATGGTATTGTAGATGGCGGAAATGTAATGAAACTTGAACAATTAATCAACTTACTCTTATCGTAAAGGAGGGATAATGTGTCAAGAACTCGTAGACATAGAAAACGTCAAGGCTTTAAAAAACGAAATGTTAATTGTTCTTTGTGTCTTTTTGAAGAAAGTTGCAATCTAAAAGGTGCTAAAATTTGTCATGGGTTTGTATTAAAGGATACTAAACCAATCGTTACTAATGCTGATACTAAAATAACGAATGTAGACAAAGAAAATCAAGTAGAACAATTACCAATGTACGATCCTGAATATACAGCACCAGTATCAATGTCTGAATGTCTTGCTATGTTTTTATTTATTATTTTATTGTTTATTGGTTGTGCTTACTTAATTTTAAGATAGGAGATGCCTTGAATGAATGAAATTATTGCTAATTTTATCAACGTACACAAACAAGAATCTGTATTAGCTAAAAAATTAAAATCGCTTAAAGAGCAAGTAAAAAACATCTTAAAAGAAGCAAATCAAGATTCTTATATTATTGATGGAGTAGGTAGTGTTTCTATTAGTGAAAGTAAATCATTGCAATTTGATGAACAAAGATTAATGGCATATTTAGAAGAACACTATCCTCAATGTATTATTCAAGAACCTAAAATTGATTATACTTTATTAGATAAATTAGCGTATGAAAATCAAGAAATTATTAAAGAATTAGTTCCTTTTCAATATGAAAAAGTAACAGAAAGGATTAATGTTAAATATGTCAAAGATTAAAGAATTTACAGTTAGTAGTAAACGTAGTGTTCAAATACATGGTGAATTTTTTACTTTTGAATGTTCTGAATTAATTAGTTTAGATGAAAAAGATGATATTGAAAAAGCAAGATTTGAAGCTTGGGAAAGAGTTAATAATGAAGTAGATAATCAAGTTATTGATGCGTCTAAAATGTAAATAAAAAATATTTTTTACGAATAGTTGACAATTAAAAAGGGATATGTTATTATACTTATAGAGCGGTAATGTACTCGGCGGTCTTACTGCCTCATAAGTACATATCGCTCTAGACCCCTATTTATTTAAGTCAAAAAAGGCTCCTTACGACCGCCGAGAAAGTAAGGGGTCTTTTTTGTTGAAAAGTGAAAGTGAGGTTTTTACAATGTTAAAAAAAATGTTAATTAGTGGACTAATGATATTAGCCATTAGCAGCTCTGTAAGTGCCTGCGAGGTGGAGAATAAGGGGGTAACTGCGAAAGGTAACATCATTACTGATTTCAAGCCTTGTATGCAAGAAAGTTGCCCTATGTACCGTAAATATAGAGAGTTAGAAATATTAATAGAAATTGAATTAGGGGAAAATATGTCTGATGAAGAAGTTCAAGTAAGAACAGCTCGTCAAGATTTCGTAAAAGCTAATACTAGAGTAATTAAACCTAAAAAAATCGTATATGGCAAAGTTTCGATGGACGTAAATAAACATTTAAGGAGAAAATGATGACTAATAATATTTCATTTATTGTTCACTCTTGGATGCTAACTTCATTAGAGCTAAAAGGAAATGAATTAATTGCTTATGCAATAATTTATAAATATTCAGATATTAAAGGTCAAAAATTTGTTGTTAGTATTAGAAAACTAGCAGAAATTATGAATGTTAGTAAAAATACAGCTCAAGCTGTGCTTGATTCACTAATTAAAAAAGGTTTTATTCATAGTGTTGATACTGATTTTATTGTTACTGCCTATAGAGTTGATTTAGATTTAATTGAGAATTTTAGTGTCCCAAAAACTGGGACTGTCCCAAAAACTGGGACTGTCCCAAAAACTGGGACACCCCAAAAAAGCCAGGAAAAACAAGGCTCTACAGGCATTTCTAATCAAGAGAGTGTCCCAAAAACTGGGACTTTAGAAAACAAGAAAATAAATAATATTAATAATATTAATAATATAAATAAATTAGCTAATAAGAATACTAGAAAACAAGGGGGTTTATTAAGGGGGGGCAGTACGTCAACATCAAAGTATTCAACCATGTTGAGTCAACTGCTTGCATTTTGCAGAACAAATTTTTACACTCGAACAGAGCAACAGGATTATGTTTTTAAAGCTTTAAAGCAATATTTAGACTATCGCATTAAATTTAAGCTCGAGCCTGAACAATGGCAAGCAATTTTAGATTCTATAAAAAATTTTGACGCTGAGAACATTGCAAGGCGGGTACAGACAGCTCTTGCGGGGGGTTATAAAATTTTAGTGCCGTCTTGGGAAGTTAATAAGCCGCAAAGAAGAGTTGATAATATTACTCCTCAAAAAGATGACGATAATGATCATCACGATGTTGAAGGAGTGTATTTCTAAATGGCTTATGAATACAAATTTGATCGTGAAAGTTGCTGGTTTAAAAAAGTTTGTACGGCATATAAGTCAAATACCTGTGAAAAGTTCTGTGTTAGATATATGGAATTTGACTTTTTAATTTATGCTAGCCGCTTACCTAAAAAGTTACAGTATCCAGCAAAGCTAACTCCAGAAGATAAAGATTTAGCTTGTTTTACAATGCTTGATGATTTAAGAAGTGATATTTTAACTTTTGTTGAAGAAGGTGAAAATTTAATTATAGCTGGGGCTAATACTGGCAACGGTAAAACTACATGGGCAGTTAAGTTACTACTGCGGTATTTTCAAGAAATATGGGCTTGTAATGGTTTTAGACCTAGAGGATTGTTTATATCGACATCGAGTTTATTCTTTGCAATTAAGCAGTCTTTTAGCAAAGAAAATGATGTTAAAGAAATTTTAGACCTTATTCCGAAAGTGGATTTGATTGTGTGGGACGATGTTGCAGTTAAAAGTTTAACAGCCTTTGAACAGGATTTACTTTATGATTTTATCAATACAAGAATGAATAACGGATTATCAAATATTTTTACGACAAACATTTTGCCTGAAAATTTAGAAGTTGAAATTGGCAAAAGAATTGCAAGCCGAATTATGAGTGGTAATCAAGCATTTATCTTGGGAAGGGATCGTCGTCATGGTTGATCTTCAGATACTTAACAAGTGTATTAGCAGCGGAAATTTTGATTTAGTGGTCAATAATAATCTTACAGAGGATTATTTTGCTGCTTATCCAGACGAATATAATTTTATAAAATATCAAGTTAATCGATTTGGAAAAGTTCCGGATAAAGAAACAATGTTGTTGAACTTTCCAGAATTTACTTTGCTTGATGTGAAAGAAACCGATGAATATTTAGTCGCTACCATTCGAGAAGAATACTTGTATGGGCAAATGGTTCCTGTGATTACAGAGTGCGCAGACCTTGTTAAAAACGATGCGAATGAAGCTTTAAAGTTTTTAACAAGTAAATTAGCAATATTAAATAGTCAGGCTACTGCTGGTGGTGTGGATATTGTTAAAGAGTCACAAGAAAGACTTGAATTGCATAAGCATAAAAAAGAACATGGTACTAATTATATTAAAACAGGTTTTCCACAGCTTGATGATGCCATTTATGGATTAGAGCCAGGAAACGAATTATTGACTATTGCAGGCAGACCTAATCAGGGCAAAACGTGGATATTATTAAAAATGCTAGTAGAGGCGTGGAAGCAGGGAAAAACTGTTACCATGTATAGTGGCGAAATGAATAAATATCAAATAGGGTATCGCTTTGATACTCTATTAGGTAATTTTTCAAATCGTTCATTGATTAATGGCACAGAAACAAATGGCTATGAATCGTTTGTTCTTGATATGCAGAAAGAGAAAGTGCCTTTTTATATTTTTACCCCTAAAAGCTTTGGCGGTAGGGCAACACTATCTTCTATTCAATCAATGATAAACTCTTGTCATGCAGATATTGTTGGTATCGACCAATACAGTTTAATGGACGATGAAAATTATCGTAAAGGCAAAAGTAAAACAGAGCAATTATTTAGTATTACAGAAGGCTTAATGCGTTTATCAGAAAATCATAATATTCCAATAATTGGATTATCCCAGTTAAATCGTGATGGGGAAATATCTAAGGATAATGTAGATGCTGATGCTGATTTATCCAATTTAGCGGATAGTGATAGTATTGGTCAAAATAGTTCAAAGGTATTATTTATACGACAAACTGGAGCGGGGTTAAAATTATCCTTAACGAAGAATAGAAGTGGTACGGTCGGAGTCAACTTTATTTATTTTTGGGATATTGATAATGGTAGATTTATTTATGTTCCTAGTGCAACAGATTCATCTACACCACAGCAAAAACAAGAAGCACAACAAACTCAAAAAAAGAAATTTAAAGATAGAAAAGAGGTTTTTTGATGTTTAGTGTTAATGGTAAAACTTTGCTAGAAGATGATTTACATATTTTATCAATGTTGCAATCAGAAATTTATAATCGAACAGGTATTACCTTTTTAGGTAAATTTATTGTTAGTGATACAGATATTCAATTTTGTTGCCCTTTTCATAGCAATGGACAGGAAAGGCGACCTTCCTGCGGTATTACAAGAGTTGAAAAAGGTACAGGTAAAAATAAAATCCCGGCTGGTACTGTACATTGTTTTACTTGTGGAGCGACTACATCACTAGAGAATATGGTTAGTTATTTATTTGGTTTTAATGATGATGGTATTTATGGGTCAAAATGGTTAATATCTAAATTCTTATCTGTAGAAATTGAAGATAGAAAAGATATAAGATTAGAATTTAATAGAAATAAAGCGGATGCAATTCTTAAAAAATATGTATCAGAAAAAGAGTTAGATCGTTATAGATATATTCATCCTTATATGTATAAGAGAGGTATGACAGACGATTTAATTGAAAAGTTCGATGTAGGTTATGACCCAGCTTTTAAATTAAAGAAAGGTGAAAAGACATTCCCCTGCATTACTTTTCCTGTGAGGGATAAACAGGGCAATACTTTATTTATTGCAAGACGTGCAATAGATTTCAAGCTCTATCACTACCCCGAGGGAGTAGATAAGCCCTTGTATGGGGTATATGAGCTGGACTACAGTAAAAATACATTAGTTGTTTGCGAAAGTATTATTAATGCAATTACGGCTACTAAGTATGGGGATAACGCTATCGCTTTATTGGGTACAGGAGCAAAGAATCAATATGATTTAATTAAAAAGTTACCATTTAGATATATTATAGCTGCTTTTGATGGTGATGAAGCTGGAGAACGTGGTGCTTATAGGTTAATCAAAAACTTACCTAATAAATTAGTTAAGGTTTTAAAAGTCCCACAAGGTAAAGATATTAATGATTTAACAGAGGAAGAGTATAATAATCTTCCCGAATATTTTTTATCTAAAAGGTATTGACATTGAGATATCTAAGCAGTATAATGTATTTGAAGGTGAAGGTTTTCACCAATAAAATTTATAAAAAGGTGGTAGTATTATGAAGGTAATTTGTACTCGAAACAATGCAGAATTTGAATTTGTAAGAATGGAAGGCGAAGATTATGTATTAGCCAATCCGGAAACTGGTAAAGAAAAAATTATTAATGCAAAAGCATATAAACGCTTTTACAAGGAAGTTGAAGAACCTGAAGATCCGGTTGTTGATGAAGAAGTAGAAGAAGAAACTGAATTTGAAGATGTTGAAGACGAGGAAGAGGTTGAGGAAGCTGAGGAGGAAGAAACTCCGAAAGAAGAACCTAAACCTAAAAAAGCTTCTGCAAAAGAAAAGAAAGCAGCTTCTAAGGCTAAAGAACCTAAACCTAAAAAAGTCAAGGAGCCGAAAGCACCTCGTGAAATTTCTCCTTTGAAAGATATTGTAGAAAAGATTGTTCTTGCAGCTGATTGCACAATTTTTGAAACACAAGTAAAAGGTTTCCATACTTTTAAAGTTGCTGAACATATGTGCATGGCAATGACTTTTAGTACAAAAGGTGTTGTGCTTTGGTTGCGTACTAAAGTATTAAAAGATTTAGATTTGGGAATTAATTACAAACCTATGAAGCATATGTTTGATGCTCGTTTGCCAATTACGGAAGTAACAGATGAAAATGTTGATTTGATTCGCAAACTTGTAGCTGCTCATGTAGAGTATCAAAAGGGCATTAATAAACAACGTGCAGAAAAGGTTTTAAAACAAGAAGCTGCTCGTAAAAAACGTGAAGAAAAAGCTGAAGCCAAGAAAAAAGAAGAAATGGCTAAAAAACTGGGAGTTAAATCTAAAAAATCCAAAAAAGAAGAAAAAGTTGAAAAACCAGTAGAGGCTGAAGTAGAAGAATCCGAAGAGGTTGAAGAGGAGGAATAATCAATGGCTCGCGTAAAACTTGAAGATGTCGATAAAGTAGTAACATCATCAACACAGTTTTTTCAAATGAAAAACGATGGGGATATCGAAAAAGTTAATATATTATATGAAACAATTGATGATGTTGAATGTCATTCCCTTCATAAAGTTAAAGTTAATGGACGCGATCGTTGGGTTGAATGCTTGCGGGAAGTTGGGGATGAAGTAGAGGCTTGTCCTTTATGTGCTTCCGGAAGTAAAATAGCATTAAGAGTATTTGTTCCATTGTATGTTAATGGTCAGGTTCAATTTTGGGAACGTGGTAAGAGTTTTGTTGATGATTTGAAAAGTTATTGTAATCGTTATAAACCTTTATGCGGTATGAATTTTGAAATTGAACGTCAGGGTGAAAAAGGCAATACTCAAACAAAATATCAATTCTTTCCATTAGAAAAGAATGGCAAAACTTTGAAGGATTTTCCGGAAGTTCCGGAAGTTCCAGACCAGTTCTTGCTTACTAAAACGGCTGATGAACTGTATGACTTTTTAGATACTGGTATTATGCCAGGAGTTGAAGCAACACAAGAAAAGAAACAGGAAGTTCAGCCAAGACGTCGAGAGGGTAGTCCACGAACAAACCGCCGTCGTGAAGTTCAATTTTAATGGCACTGTTTAATTTTAAACCTCGTTCAACAAAAGCAACTGATGCTGAAATAGCGAGTAAGGCTAAATCTAAATTACCTGTTTTATCTTCTGGCGGTGTAAAATTAAAAGCAGGTAATTTAGCTAGTACCATTACTTCCATAAAAGCAATGACCAATAGGTATTTTGCTGATAAAAAAGATATGTATCTTAATATCATGGAAGAAGATGTTTTAGTAGGATTAATTGATAAATTTATTGAAAATGGAATTGGAGCAATTGATACCGAAACAACAAGCCTTGATCCTATAACAACCACCTTAGCGGGTGTTTGTATATATACTCCTGACCATAAGGCGGGATATATTCCTATCAATCACATTAGTTATTTAACTGGAGTTAAGATTAAAGGTCAACTTACTCCCGAGTTTGTCCGAAGTCAATTACAAAGATTAAAAGATGCTAATGTAAAGATTGATATGTTTAACAGCGATTTCGATTGCCGTGTATTAAAACATACTTTAGGAATTATCTTGCCTTGTTGGTGGGACGGTTATATTGCACAGCGTTTGTTGGACGAAAATAATAAAGACAATGCTTTAAAACCTTTATGGGATAAGTATGTTAATAAAGGCAAAGACAAGTCCTATACATTTAGTGAGTTATTTAAAGGAATACCATTTACAATGATTCCTTTAGATATAGCCTATTTATATGCTGCAAATGATCCGCAGATAACATATGAATTGGCAGAGTTTCAAAGACCATTTTTAACAGAAACATCACAAGTATGTCAGGAGTATGACCTCGTGGATGTAGCTAAATTATTCCACGAATTAGAAATGCCTTTAGTTCCTGTCGTTTCGGAAATGGAAGATACTGGTGTTGCATTTGATTTAGATGTACAACAGAAACTTTCCATCAAGTATAATAAGCTGGTTGAAGAAGCGAATACAGAATTTAAAGAAACTTTAAAAATGTATGAATCTGAAATTGAAGCTTATAGAATTAAAAAAGGTTCTTCTTGTAAATTACCTGAAGAAATAAACGTAGCAAGTCCTGAACAGATTGCAATTTTATTGTACGATGTTTTAGAACTACCTCCTGCCAGTAAAAAAGAGCCGAGAGGTACAGGTGAAAAAATATTATTACAATATGATAATGATTTGGTTAAAGCGATATTAAAATATCGTGGGGCGGCAAAGTTAGTATCTACTTATGTGGATAAATTTCCGAAAATTCTTAATCCGAAAACAGGGCGTGTTCATGCACGGTTTAACCAATTAGGCACAGTAACAGGTCGATTTTCAAGCAATGACCCTAACTTGCAAAACATTCCCAGCCACGCTAAAGATATTCGTAAGATGTTCAAAGCTAGTGACGGCTATGTAATGTTATCTTGTGACTATTCCGCACAGGAGCCTAGACTTACTGTTCATTTGGCACAAGACCAAAAAGGTATTCAAGCTTACATTGATGGAAAAGATTTATATGCCGAAATCGCTTCATTAGCGTTTGGAGTACCTTATGAAGAATGCTTAGAGTTCAGACCTGATGGTACACATAATCCTGAAGGAAAGGACAGACGTGGCAGGGCAAAAGCAATATTATTAGGAATTAACTATGATAAAGGTGTTCCAGCTATTGCAGAGGATTTACGCATATCTAAAAAATTAGCCCAAGAAATTTATGATGCTGTATTAAATGCCTTTCCGAAGTTAAGGGGTTTCCGTGATGATAGTCGAAGTATGGCAAGGGAATTAGGATATGTTACGACTATATGGGGACGTAAAAGACGCTTACCCGATATGAAATTACCTGATTACGAGTTTTACTGGAAAGATGGTGTTGCTCGTGATTATGATCCTCTTGCAGATGATGAAGATGAAAATACGGAAGTACCCGAAGAAACAGTTAATTATTACTGGAGTAAATTAGAGAACTGTAAAAGTTTTAAGCAGGTTAAAGCTATAATTGCAGAAGCTAATAACGAGGGAATTAGAGTAGTTGATAATCGAATAAAAATTGCTGACGCAACTAGAATGTGTGTTAATGCAAGGGTACAGGGCAGTGCGGCGGACTTAACTAAATTTGCAATGCTTAAAATTAGTAGATGTGAAGAGTTAAAACAGCTTGGCTTTCGTTTATTAATTCAAGTACATGATGAAATTATTGGTGAGTGTCCGGAAGAAAATAAAGATCGTGTTGCAGAGTTGATAAATGAATGTATGGTAAATGCAGTTAAATTATCTATTCCTTTCAAATGTGATGTCGAAGTTACGAAATGCTGGTATGAAAACGAATAAGACCATTAATAACCATTACGATTGAATCGTAATGGTTATTTTTATTGACATTACTATAATAGTGTAGTATAATAGTAAATAGAAAAGGGGGTTTAAAATGTTTGATTTATACTTCGCAGGTCAAGTAACAGACCATGTTGACAAATGTTTATTTGACATGGGAGCTAACCATCTATTTTCTTTTTTAAATGAAAGAAAAAATATTGATAGATGGATCAGGTGGGTCGATACCTATGGCAAAAGGGGAAAGTTATTTATTGATAGTGGGGCTTTTACAGCGTGGACTAAAGGTACTTATATCAACGTAGATGACTATATTTATTTCTTAAATGATAGGGTACAGTATATTGACCTTTTTGGGCAGTTGGATTGTATTCCTGGAAACATCAGAAATAAACCAACACAGGCACAAGTAAATGATGCGGCTGTTAAAACTTGGAAAAACTTCATTTATATGAGGGAGAGAGTGCTTAACAAAAAAGGTTTATTATTTACTTTTCATGTAGGTGAGCCTATATGGTGTCTACGTAGAGCCTTAGAGTGGAAGGACGAAAATGGGTTGCCATTGGACTATATTGCCCTCGGTGGTATGGTTGGTAAGCCTAAAGATGTACAAAAGAATTTTTTAGATTTATGTTTTGACATTATTAAAAGTTCTAGTAATCCAAATGTTAAGGTTCATGCTTTTGGAATGACAGTAAGAAAGATATTACAGTCATTTCCAGTATTTTCAGCAGATAGTTCTTCATGGATTCAAAGTGGTCACAATGGAGCTATTTATACTCCTTGGGGTACAGTTATTATTAGTGCTCAGCAAAAGGATAAAATAGTTCATCCTTTAAATGGTAGTGCGGTTGCTTTAGAAGACTTGAAAAATTATATTTCCAGTAAGAAGTTCGACTTTGAACAACTTATGGAAGATTATGTTCAGCGTGATCTATGGAATGTTACATTCTTAATGGATTGGGCAAAAGATTATACCTATCATGGCGGAAAACTTATCAGGAGGCGATTATTTTGAAAGCAGTAGTATTATTAAGTGGTGGTGTAGATAGTGCCACTTGTTTAGCGATGGCAGTAAACAGTTATGGAAATGACG